TTGTCCCTGCAAAAACCTGCGCAGCTTGGTCTTGGTTAAAGTCGTTGAACACGTAACGGCGCAGGTCGCAGTTAAGCGTCTGAACTCGGCCTTCGTACACATAGAACTTGTCCACCCCCATCCAGTAGACCACGCCTGACGCCAGCGCAACCGCATTTGGCCCGGCAATCGAGACGTTATCCCCGAGCAACTGAGAACCCCAGACGTAAGGCGGTCCGAGGTACTGCAAGGAGTACAGCGCCTGATCCGTGAACACCACAATCTCTTGTCGGGTCTGGATTGCAGAGACGATTTCAGAGCCGTGCGACACTCGCAGGCTACCTGCTTGGTTGGTGATCTGTGGGGTCCACACGTTGAAGTTTTCTTGGTCAGACCAGCGAATCAGCATAGGGTCCAGTGTCGCGCTGCCGTAGTCGTTGGTGCCCATGCACAAGGTGAACCGGGAAGCGTCCGACACGATCAAGACGTTTTGGAAAAGCGGGGTATCGCCGTCACCAGTAACGGTCAGGTTAACGCCTCTTGTACCCACGCCTGTCCCTGCGTCCCAGTAATAAATACCCCCGCCCCGAGGGCCGTACAGAAGACTTTCTCCGTAGTTGTACTGGTTCCAAAGACGCAATGGAGATACCGATGGCACACCTGTGCCCCACGGGCCAAGCCCCCAACCTCCAGCGCCCCAGCCAACAAGCGGGCCTTCAAACTCGGGACCAACAGAGACTTGGTAATTTGCAACAACTGAAGCACCGCCGCCCGGCGAACCTGAAACGTCCGCAGCAATTGCAGAGACTCCGGTGTTCACTGTGTACGTGTTGGCGTCCACCACCGTCATGACGTACTCAGCGTTAAGAACAGCCGCTGTGATGTTTCCGCCAAGACCTGTGGCCCCGCTGAAAGTCACGTAGTCGCCGGTAATGCCCCCGTGCGCAGTGTCTGTTACGGTGATGACGCTGGAGCCAAGTGTGGCCACAAACGGGTTGTTGTTGATGGTAGGGCTGCTGCGCAGGGGGGTGACATCGTAATACTGCCCGCCTTGGTTAATGTAGAACTTGATGTTCGTGCCAACGCCTATCAGATTATTCCCGCCCAGCGTAACCCAGTTCCACAAGGAGCGGCACACGCCAAGATACGTGTCCGGGCTGAACCGGGTCCAACCGCCGATCTTCTCGGGATTACCTTGACGGAAGCGGATTTTGTCGCACTCGTACCAGCCGCCTTCGGTGGTGTAACGGGTGTTTTCCCGGTTGACTCCCGGTTTGAACAGTATCTTGGAAAGTGGCATGAATTACCTCAAGCTGTTAAGACGTTGAGGGCGCTGTTGATATGCGCAACCCTGTCTGCAAGCCCGATTGTCCCACCGTTGATCTTCTTTGTCATCCCTGTGAAGTCCTTGGCGTCAGCTTCCTTGTTCAGGCCGCGCTTGTTCCAGTACCAAGCAGCCGTCAGGGCGGCATATTCCTTGGACAGCACCAGTTCAGGGTCGGCTACAAGGTCCACCCCCAAGGCGTCAGAGGCAAGGCGGTAGTTGTCCTTGCCGGTCAACTGGATCAGGCCACGGCCACGGTACTTCCAGCCATCGCCCTCGTCGGTGTTGCCCATCCGGCCAGAGTAGACCTTGTTGGCAATCTTCTCGGGGTTGCGATGGAATGGCTGCGCAGCTTCTTCTGATGCAAAGCGGCTTGGCCAAGTAGCGTGCAGCCCTTTGGCGCTGTAGTTCAAGTTCTCTTGCAAAGTTTTGAAGTTGCCAGACTCGTGAGCGCACTGGCCGATGAACGCCGCTTGGCGCTCGGGGGTGCTGATGTCAAAACGCTGAAATGCTGCCGTCAATGGCTCCAGCCAAGACGGGTCGATGTGCATTTCCTTGAGTTGGTCTTCAGTCATTTGGAGGCTCCAGCTTTTGAAAGAAGGTCGGTCTTGGCCTGCGATCCAGCAGAGGAGCCAAAGTAGTAGGCAATGATGCCCGTCCACGCCGTTCCCAAGCTGCCCAGCATCATCAAGATGGCTGGGTTGCTGCTGTCGATCTGGTTGAAGAACATCATCACCATGATGCCAAAAAACCCAATGGTCACAGCGCCAGCAAGAAGGGGCGGCATCAGGCTGCGGGTGGTGGCCTGCATTTCCCGTGCTGACTTGCGGTCTTCAACTTCCAGCTTCTCAAAGTTCAGGCCAAGCTCTTGCGCTTGCTTCTGAAGCTCAATCTCGGCAATCTTGACCTGTGCGATCTGCTCTGCTGATAGCTTGTTGTTGGAAATCATGTCGCCAACCTTGTCAGGGTCAACGCCAATGGCTTTTGAGATGGCCGACACAGCCATTCCCGCCAGTGGGCCACCCATCGCCGTGGCGATGGTAGGTGCGATTTGTTTAAGCCAATCCATATCAATTACCCCTTTAAGTCAAAACTCAGGTTGGTGTGGCGGGGATACTGCACAACGCGCTCCCCTTCCGGACATTTGTATTTGATGGTCGCCAGCAAAGTTGCTTTACCACTGGCAATTTTTTCTTTTCTGACCATCGTAAGTTGGTAGGTGAAAGTGTCAATTTCTGGCCCTGCTGGACCACTGAACTTGCTTGCGGTGGTGGTTGCCTCATGCACCATGCCTGCCGCATCACGAATGCTTGGCGTAAAGCTCTCAACAGAGCAGTCGTCACGCTTTTTGATCCGCGCAACCGTGACGTTGATGGGCTTGCCAGCCTCGGCCACAATTTTGAAATGCTCCGGAGTCCACTCGATGATGGCCCTGTCAAGCAAACCAAACTTGTCGGCAAGGGTGTAGCTGCCGCCTAACGCAGCAACACTGGCGGCAACAGCTCCAATGGCTTTGGTAAGGTCAACCATACATTACTCCAATAAAAACACGGGCGCACCAGACGATGAGCCCAACAAGAAGGACCGCAGCAATAAATGCAACAGCCCAGTCTTTCATCAGCAAGGGCCGGTTGTGCAGGTCAGGGTGGTCGTTGGCACAATCACCGGGGCTGGCTGAGTCACCGTAATCGGCGCGGGTTGAGTTACAACCAATGGTGCAGGCTGAGTCACCACCGTGGGTGTGCTGGTGTTGTCGGTAATGCTTGTGCCAGCCAATCTGCCACTGTTGCCAGAGTTAGCCCCGCTGTTTGCGCCGATGGTGCTTGTCGTTGTCACGTTTGCAGCAGGTGCCTGAATCTTTCCAGCCAAACCAACAAAGGCTGCGTTGGTGCTTACGCCCAGAGTGGTGGCGTTGTTGCTCTGCGCGATGCCCAAACTGGTCTGCTTGTTGATGCTGTACACCTGCCCAATGGTTGGCAGCAACAGGCCAGTCCACTGCAAAGCGTAGTCCGCCCAAGACTTGGGGGCAGCAATCTGCGTGTTCTGCTGGGCGCTTCCCATTTGCAAGCTCATAACCGCCGCGACTTTGGCAGTGGTGTCACCCTGCTTGGCAATGTCAGCCAGTGCCTGATACCGGGCCGTTTGAGCCGCCGCTTGGGCCTTGTGGGCGTCAGCATAGGCTGCGTACTCGGCAGTGGCGCAGCCTGTCAGGGCCAGCGCGGTGAGGATAATTGCGATTAGTTTCATCGGAGCCTTTCAGTGTTTAAGACAGACTTTAACCCGGAACGATGGTCTGCCAGCACCGCCTTTTCCGCAGAGGCGCGGTCGGGTTATTCTTACAAAGTGAATGTGCCATCAGAAGTAAACGTGTGGTAGGTGACTCCGCCCGAGCTTGTAACCGTTCCGCCCGATGCCACTTGGGTTCCAAGGTAGTAAATGATCACAATTCCTGCTGCACCGGCAGATGCGTTGGCTATAGCAGATGCATCCCCCCAAGCTCCCCCACCGCCTCCGCCGCCCGTGTTTGGAGTAGCTGCAAGAGCGTTGTTAATTGTTGTGCCGCCAGTGACGTTCCCGCCTTGACCGCCGCCATCGGACCCGCTACCGGGCGAAGCCACTCCAGTAGAAGCCGCGCCACCGCCACCACCACCTCCGCGAGCAACGCCAAAATCGGTACTACCTGTGCCGCCTGCGCCGCCTATAGCCGGAGCCCCGCCAGTACCCCCGCCACCGTTTCCGCTGGTTCCACCGCCGCCGCCACCGGCCACATTAGGGTAGCTACCACCCCCGCCCCCTGCAAAACCGCCGTTACCGGCATTTCCGCCGCCGTATCCAAACTGGCTGGACCCCGATCCCCCACCTTGTCCACCAGCAGCCGTAAAGCTGGAAAAAGAAGAAGTGCCGCCCGTGCCGGAACCGGCTACACCGCCCGCGCCAACAACCACTGGGTACGCCCCTGCAACCAAAGTTGTCGTAAAAGTGCTGCGACCCCCTCCGCCGCCACCACCGCCAGCAGACCCTTGAACAATTGCTGACCCGCCCCCACCACCACCACCAAAAAGAAGCCCGCTGATGCCCAGTAGGCCGATGCCACTGTAAGCACCAAACCCTCGAATGGATGCTGCGCCGCGTGTAGCGATGACTGGCATGGTCAATCCTTATTTGAACTGGCTAAGAGACGCCAGCACTGTGAACGCTGCCGCGCCCGTCTTGATGATGGTGTATGTGTAGGTGTCAATTGCATTGGGGTTACCCGCTGTGGGAGCAATGCCGCCTTGCCATTTTGGAGTTACTGCGGAGCCATCAACCTGCACCGCGCTGTTGTAGCGAGCCGTAGCGCCTTGGGTCACAAGAAATGCCGCCGTAACAGATTCGCCAGTGGACATCACTGCATCTAAACTGGTGCCGCTAGAGGCCCGGAAGTTCACAGTCCAGTTGGCCGAAGCGTTGCTGGTGTAGTACAGCACCGACTGCGTTGTGATGTCGTAGGCAATGGTGCCCGTGGCCGCAGTGGCCGAGACCGTAACCGCCTCTTTGGCGTTCAGCAACTTCATGGCTGCACTGGATGTGCTACCCGTGAAAGTTTGCAAGGCCGTAAAGTTTGTTGCAGTTGCAGGAGCCACATAGTCTGTTCCCGCAGTTGCTGCGGCTGCTACCCCAGAAGTCGCCTTGACCAACCCCGTAAGCGACGCGGCCTTGACAAGTTTCCCTGTCGTTGAATTAAATAAAACAATTTGATTGTCTACGGCACTGGCGGGGCCTACTACGTCCCCTGTGCCTGCACCGATATTAGCTCTTGCGCCTGCGGCATCTGTAGCACCTGTACCGCCAGAGGCGACGGGCAAGGCTGTGCCGAGCGTCAGGGAGCCCAGCCAGTTGAGCTGAGTGCCCACATCAGTGCCGTTGTTGTACACCACCGTGCGCGTGCCCGCAGGGACTGCTACCCCGGTCAGGCCAGAGACCTTCACGGTGACTGTGAAGCTGGAGCCGTTGATGACGATGTAGGGCTTCTGGATGGCCGGGACGTTGATCGTGCCCGCAGCAGACACAGCGCCAGCAGCAATGTTTAAACACAAGGCCCGAGCGTCCTGTGCAGCCGTGGTGTTGGCCAGCGTCAGGGTGCAGACGTTAGTAGAGAAGTCGCCAGAGTCCAGCGTGGCCATGCCCACAATCGCTTGCTCGATGGCGGTGCCGATGTTGGAGTTGGTTGTGGTGCCCCAAGTGCCCGACTGCTCACCGTTGCCGATCAGCTCGAACTTGAGGTTGGAAAAGGTGCTTGACATGGTGGTTCCTTACGGGGTTTCGTTGGGCACTGCTGTTTGATTTGGCTTTGCCGCTTCCTGCATGGCTGCGATCAACTGGAAAACTTCGTGATATGGCCGTGTGCCCAAGTATTGCAGCAGAGCATTTGCCAGTTCAATGGGAAGTGCAACTTCTTTCATGCTTGGCTCCAAGGAAGTGGTGGTGTGACAACTGGCGGGTTCACCTGATTGGCGATCTGCTGGTCAATGTTGGCTTCTGTTTCAAACTTATCCACGCCAGCATTCCAGCACCAGTTAAGCACTTGCTCTTGAGTCAAGTCAGCGTAGGGCGTGAAGTTGCCCTCTGGTTGGCTGAAGCCACAAGTGCCGTAAACAGTCGCATTGAACGTGCCGTCTGTGCCGTTGCAGCGCCAGTGAGCCGTGATGACCACATCGGTCAAGTCACCCTCTTGGGGCTTGCAGTCCATTGATTCGATGATCCAGTTGATTGTGTTCATTTTTGCTCCAGTGCCGCAATGCGGGTTTCAAGTGATTCAATGGTGGCAAGTGCTTTTTGCAGCGACATGACAACCACGGCCAAAACTGAACGGTCGTAGTAGCCCCAAGGCTTGCCTTCTTCTGGCTCTGGCGCGGCTTCAGGGCCAATGGCTGCGTTGACGTTTTGAGCGTAGAAACCCAGTTGTCGGTCTGCACCGAAAGTTTCTTTCTTCTCATCGTTGTAGTACCAATAGCCCGGCTCCAACTTTTTGAGCATGGCATCAGGGTCAACAGGAGCACCATCTTTGGTTTTCCATGTTTCATCGGACACTGACGAAATAACACCGGCAGCCGAAAATGTTGCAGCACCAGCACCGTAGGCGCTCATGGTGACGATACCAGTGGATGCAATACGGGCGCGTTCTGTTCCAGAAGTAAAAAAGGCGTGTTGTGCTGCATCGTATGCCGTGTTGGAGTACGCGACAGCACTTCTGTTAAAGCTCTGAATATAAGTGCCAACACCACCACCGGGGTAGTTTGTGAAGAACTCAAGACCTGCCGCACCAGCATTGGACACAGCCAGTTTTGCTTGAGGTGAATTTGTTCCAATACCTACGTTGCCGGAGGAGTCGATACGCATCCGTTCGCCAGCAATGTCAAAAATCAAAGGTTGAGAAGTCGGCGTGTAAATTACGGCACTAGATGATTTTTGCAACAAAAACAAAGAACCTGCTGAGTTCTGTGCTTTGAAATAAACGTCTGCTGATGTAGCAACTGCTGTTCTGGTGTTTCCTACAACATCAAGTTTTTCACCCGGCGAACTCGTCCCTATACCTACGTTTGCAGAGCTATCAATTCTCATAGCCTCCACACCACCTTCAGCAAAAGCAATGGTGTCAGCAGCAGGGAAGAAAATGCCTGTGTTGGTGTCGCCAACATTTGTAATGGATGGGGCTGCGACTGATCCGTCAACAAATTCCACAGTCTTGTTGGTGAGGGTCTGTGTGCCTGTCAGCGTTGCCAAGCTGGACGGGAATGTGTTTGTGCCCGAGGTCAAGTCCTTGTTTGTCACCGTCTGCGTGTTGGTCGCAGTCAGGACGTTGGACGGGGTGATGATGTTTGAGAGTATTGCCATGTGTTACTCCGGTTGTGTAGGCGCAAGAACTAATAAACTCATGCCCATGTCCCCACGCTTGTGTTACTGCCTGATGTGCCAACTGGATAGATGAGAAAATAAGCCCCCAATGCAACCGTGTATGCGCCGCCGGGAGCTGCGCTTAGTTGGTACTGCGGAATAAATGTGCCACCAGCGTTGACCGAAACTGTTCCGGACAGTCGTGCATGAAGAGCTACTGGGTTGGCCGCTAATCCAACGCCTGTAAAAACGGAGGCTGTTGCCACTTGAATATAGTACATGTTCCCCGCTACAGGGGAAGTAAGCGCTGTTGATGACGCGCCAGCAGAAAATATAGAGTAACCAATGTTGTTGAGGGTTGCAGTCCCCCCAAATAATGCGCTTACGCTGTGGGATGTTGTACCCGCCGCCTTAGACATTGGGAAGTACGCCTCAAAAGCATAAACCGTACTACTGCTAAGAGTTACACCAACGCCCAGCCAAGACTGCGCCCCAGTTGCGTTAGCCCCGGCCAGCGCCGCATTTAATCTGTAATACTGCATCCCCGGCACAAGACCGCGCTGCAAACCTTGCGGCGTAAAGTATGGTACTTTTCCATCGTACTCAAGTAAACCAGCACTTGCAGTTATCAGAGCCGTAGATGTAATAGTTGGGCTGGTCAGCGTTTTGTTGGTCAGTGTTTGAGTTGCAGTCTCTCCAACCACACCAGTCAATGTGTTGCTTGCAAACGCAATGGTCTTGTTGGTCAAGGTCTGAACACCGTCTAATGTTACGTCACCAACACCGCCAGTACCGCCATTTGCACCAATCTGTGCATAAACCTCCCAAGTCGAGCCGTCATACACAAACTGAACGCTAACCCCGGAAATGTCGCACACAAGGTCTTGAGCCAAACCACCAATGGTTGAGCCATTACGGCCCACGGTGAGGTTGTTTGTGCCCCATGAATTTCCAGCATCAGCGACCACCACTTGATTGCCGACAGAAGGTGAAGCAGGGAGCGTCACCGTAAATGCGCCGCCAGAGGTGTTTGTCAGAACGCCCTCGTTATTGGCCGCAGTGTAGTTGGTTGAAACGGCAACGTAAGTGATGCCTGCTGCTGCGCCTGCGGCCCAAGCAATAGACGAGCCGTTCCATGTGACGTTCTGCCCAGCCACTGTTGGTGCTGCAACAAACCCGGTAGCCCCTGCGCCTGTCTGGAAGGCAATCTGGTTGGCCGCACCGCCTGCAAGGTTGGTCGCTGTTGTTGCGCTTGTTGCCAAGCCGCTCAGTGTGGCTGTGATGGTCCCGGCGCTGAAATCACCAGAGGCATCCCGTGCCACGACCTTAGAGGCGGTGTTGGCCGAAGTGGCATCCACGGCAAAGGTACGGGCCGCAGAGCCGTCAAACGTGCCGCCAGAGGTCAGGAATGTGCCAGCCGTCAGTGCGTTGGCCACAGAGGCAGCCGAGCCCGAAATGTTGCCTGATACCGCTGCGCCTGTGATGGCAATGGCCGTGGGGGTGACGCCTGTGACTTGCCCCTGCGCGTTGGTGGTAATTACCGGAACGGACGATGCGGAGCCGTACGTACCCGCAGTGCCGATGTTGGCAATGTTGAAGGTGTAGGTTGGCGACTCGCTCAGGCCCGTGCCCGCCGTGTAAGTGATCGGCGCGGAGAACTGCTGGAAGACAATGGCTGTTGTGCCAATGGTTATGGGTGGAGGGGTCTGTTGCACCCAAGCGGTATTGACGTTGGCCGTACCACTTGTCACCAAGAAGAAGTCGCCCTCGTCGATCTCGTTGACGCCCGTGCCAACAGAATCAAAGTCTGTAGCCCGAGTCAGGATGTAAGGCGTTCCAGCAGAGCCAACCTGCGTGACGGTGTACACGCCGTTATTGGCCCCCGCCGCTTCGTTCTTGACCAGTATCCGTTCAGAGGCGGTGGTCAGTGTGGAGTCCACAGACAGAGCGCCGTTGGCATTTCCTGTGAGCGTTGCCCCAACCCCGGATGTTCCGTTGTTGTAGGTGTTTGCTGGCAGTGCTGCCGTGGTGGCCAAGTTCACCGCTTCATGGAAGTGAATGCCCGATGCAATGGCGTCAGCGTACTGCTTGTTGACAATATCTGTGTTGTTGACTGGGGCTGTGGCGACTGTACCCGCCGTGATGTTGGCCGTGCTGATGTTGGCCGTGCTGGTGCCCAGAGTCCCGATGTCCAAAGTTGTAACGGCGGAGCCCGCTGCGTCCAGATACACCGCACGCGAAGATGGATACGTGACAAAAACGTCCTTTGTTCCAGCGGCAAAGTTCACCAACGAGCCAGCGTTGCTGGATGACACCACGGTGGTCCGAGACAGGGTAGTCCCAGAAGATGTGTACGTGCCGACCCCAACCTCCCATGCGCCCGAGGTTGCGTCCACGATGGCGTAGAAGGTCTGGTTGCCGTCACCAATGACAACAAAGGACTGAAAACCTGCTGCCGCACCCCCAAGGGTTACTGTGCCTGTACCCGTCGTGGTGGTGGTTTCTTTGACGCGATCTTTGAGGACTAAAGCCATTTTGTTTCCTTACGATGGCAGGTTATTCCAGCCGGGGACTTGGCTATCGTTGATGACAACCCAACCGCTGCCTTGCGCATTGACGATATTTTGCCAGTTCGGGTTCTGGCTGTCGTCAATTACCGCCCATACAAGTACGCCGCCGATGCTGATGGTGAGTTGCACCCCTGTTGGATACACGTTGGCGGTCTTGATAACACCCAGAGAATCTAAGGCGCTAACCGCCTCTGCAATTGACGCGTTTACATTAATCTGAGCCACTTGGGTGGCCGCGCCCGTAGCGCTCTCTGCGATGGCCACAGAAATCAACAAGCCCCTGATCATGTCGTCTGCGCCTGTCGCTGCCTCCGCCTGAGCAACGGAAAAAACAGCTCCGGCGCTTTGTGCCGCCGTTCCGGTGGTGCTTTCCGCTTGTGTTGCCAAGAAGGTGCCAATGGCTGCCTGCGCGTCAGTAACCCCGGCTTGCTCCAAAATGCCTGCAAGCATGGCAGCAATGACCGACTGCACACTTGCTGCGGTGGCCGTCTCTGCTTGCGTGGCCACCATTGTGGCAATCACCGATTGGGTTTCTTGGCCAGCAACCGCCTCGTCAACGTTGCCGCCACGGGAAACGCTTGGAACATCAGTAAGCGCGGTGGCTGCGGCGGCCTCTGAAGTGGATACGGCGAACGTGTTCCCGCCTAGAGCGGCGAAGGGTGCTTGGGCAAAAGTGACATCACCAAACACCGCACATCCCGTTAGGCTGCGTCAAGCGAGAAGGAGTACGTGACGTTCAGTGTGTCGCCACTGTCCACCGTCTTGTCGCCGCCAGTGAAGTCGCCTGCCGAGAACAAGATGCCGGATGTGCCCGTAGCCACGCTGGAGAGCAGAGCACCAGCAACCACCGTACCGTTGACTAGCATGGCAAACGAAGCAGGGGAGGCGCTGTTGGAGATCACCGATGGGTCAGCAGTTGTGGCCGTGCCAAACGTCACTGCCTTGCGGTTGCCAGTGTAGTCGGTGCCGGGCACCAGCTCTGTCCAGCCTGCGTGTGAGGCCAGTGTGTCAGCGGCGGCAAATGTTGTACCGGAGCCGGGGCCTTGCACCAGACCCAAGTACCAAGCAGATGTGTAGCCAGTGGCAGCAAAGTACTTGCTGTTCATGTCTTGCAGGCCCTGATTGACCACAAGGTTGTGGAAGGTGTCAGACCACTTCTCTTGGCCATCTGCGCCCACGCAAGTGACGGTGAATACGCCGCCAGCGCCCATGCGCTCGCTGCCGCTGCGCTGAGTGATTAGACCTGCTGTGATGCTGTCTTGGGCTTTGCTGTGTTCCATGATATGTCCTTACGAGATACGCACAATGGCGCTGTTGGCATCTGGGGTTGGGAAGATGATTTGGAAGGTGTCGTTGTTCACGGTCTTGTCCGCGCCAAAATCCAACACAGCCACGGACTTGTTGCCCTCAGTGCTGTTGTAAATTAGCGCTGCGCGGGCTGTGAATGTGGCACTCGTCCACGATGTGTTGGCAAAGCTAAAGTAGGCCGTCGGTACGTTGGAGCTGTTGTTTGCGGCTACCGGTGTGACGTTGATGACCAGCGTGTTGCCGCCCGCCGTGTAGCCTGTGCCAATAACTTCTCCGGTAGTTGTATATACCGCAGTGGCGTAGCCAAGGTCGGCAGCGGCCGTGTACAAGGCAATTTTAAAAGTGTCAGGCGATGTGGGGCCAAAGTTGTGGATGCCTTGCGGCAGCTCAACCTTGA